CACAAAGAGAAGTGTTGACAAATATATATAATAATACAGAATTATCAGATAAGAAAAGAAGAAATGCTTTTTTGAAATTACAATCAGTGGAGAAAAACATTAAAGTACTAAAACCAAAATTAAACGATGGAAATGTCGAAAATATATGAAGGATGGAAAAATCATTTACATCCTAGTATAAAACTAAAGAAGATAATTAAATCAACAAGTGAGGAAAGATTAAGGATATGTAAAAAATGTCCATTTCATTCTTTAAATAGAGAAAATTATGTTACGTTGAGAATGGATGCCCATTGTACAAAATGTGGATGTACATTAATTGCAAAAACAAAATGTCTTTCTTGTGAATGTCCAGAACAAAAATGGAAAGCTATAGTAACGGAAGATGAATATAATATAATGAAAAATGGAAAATAAGCTAACAATTTCAAAGATTCCAATTGAAACACTATTAAATATATTGACAGATTTGTATGAGAAAGGTGTGGATTATGTTGATTTGATTGCACATCAAGATGAAGAATCAAAAGAAGATAGAATAGGAATTGCTGTATACAAGGATTATATGGCAGAAGACGCTCCAGACAGAGATGCACTTGAATTTGAAAACGGGATTGTTGAATTAAAGGATAAAGACGATGATATTTCTGAAAATAACACATTATCAGAAGATGATTTAAACCAATTGATATGAGAAAACAAAACCACCATCGTCAAATATTAAAGATATTTGAAGAATTAAAGAAGTCACATCCAAAGATAGAATTAGGAAACCACATTGCAACAGCATTAGATGGACATGATGTTTGGGGGATAAGTGACAAATCATTCCTTGATGCTCTAAAGGAATATAAAAACGAGCTTGATATAGATGTTCCACATGATGATGACGAATTGGAAAAAATAATAAAAGGTGGAATGAATTTGACATTGACAGCAGATGATGATGATGATGATGAATTTTATGATTTATAATTATGGCACTAAAAAAATCTACATATATTAATGCCGAATTAGATTGGGCTGAACAACAATTAACTTCTTGGAAAGCTTATGTTGATGCAAATCCATTACATGAACTAAAGGATAGGATTGAGTGGAAACCTACAGCAAAAGGAGGTATGATTCCTATGGTGATAGCAAGTATAGAATCACAAGGAAAATTTGTACAGGATACAATGAAAAATTATTTAGCTCTTTTAGAACAAGTTGATAAACTTAGAGAAAAAGAAGAAGCAAAAGTTGAAGTGAGAGGAAAAGGAGAACTTGGTTCAATGGCAGAAGATTTCCTTAAAGCAAGAAAATGAAACTATATAATGTTGATTATAAGGATTGGTTTATAAACCAAAAACGTATTCCTGATAAAACATCAGAAGAATATAAACCATTCTTTGAATATCATAAAGAATTATGTATAAATGGATGTATGATGGATGGTGTTTATATCAATCCATTTTTATATTGGCATTTAAACATATGGCACACAGAGGTTGATATAATAGATGATTATGGGCGCATCAACCAAAAATATGCAAATCCTTATTTACGTGATAATGAATGGATTATTACAAATGAAATAGATAGGGCTCAAAAAGAAAGAAAAGGACTTGTCATACTTGGTATAAGACGTTTGGCAAAATCTGTAATAGAATCTTCATATATTGGACATGGTGCAACATTTGATCAAAACTCACAAAATATTATAGCAGGACTAAATGCTGCAGATATAAAACTTATTACAGATAAAATAGATAAAGGGTTAAATTTTATTCCTGAAGCATGGAGATGGCAAAGAGTTGAGGACAACTGGAAAAATCAAGTGACTCTTGGAATAAAAACAAAAGCTGGAGAAAGAATACCGTTTTCACAAATTCTTATAAGGAACTTAGATGGTGGTAATAATGAAGAAGCTATTGCAGGTACAAAACCTAGAAGACTTATAATTGATGAGATAGGAAAGGGATCTTTTCTTAGAGGATTACAAGCTGCCATTCCAGGATTTACAACACCTTTTGGTTGGGGATGTTCTCCAATTCTTACAGGTACAGGTGGAGATATGAAAATGTTCATGGATGCAAAATCTTTAATGTTTGATGTAGAAAATTTTAATTTTCTTTCATATAAAAGTAAAGATGATACAAAGATTCATGGATTGTTCATTGGACATAAGTATAGAATGGAAGCCAAAGAAACATCATCTTTAGGAAAGTTTTTGGACAAACCAAAATCTTCTCCATTATATGATGTAGAAATGCTTGTGTCGAATGAAGAAAAAGCTACAGAGATTACAGATGGTAATTTAGAAAGACTTAAGAGAGCAGGAGATAGAATGGCATATCTCAAGGAAAAAATGTACTATCCAAAAGAAGTGGATGATATATTTTTAAATGAAGATACAAATATATTTGATATAGAATCAGCAAAAAGACAAAAAGCAAGACTCCTATATCAAGAAAGAACAGGAACTCCTGTAGTGTTATATGATGATGGAGATGGTGTAAAACATCAATTTACAGATAAACTACCTATTACAAATTTTCCATTACGTAACACAGATGCAAAAGATGCTCCTGTTGTTATATATGAGTTTCCAATATCAAACCCTCCATATGGACTCTACGTTGCAGGGGTGGATCCATATAGGCAGGGTAAGGCTGCATATAGTTCTTCTCTTGGTTCTGTATACATATATAAACGTATGCATTCCATAACAGGAGAAAAATATCAAGATATGTTTGTAGCTAGTTATTCAGCAAGACCAGATAAAAAGGAAACTTGGGAAGAACAAGCTCGTCTATTGATTAAATATTATAATGCTAGGACATTATGTGAAAATGATGAAATTTCCTTTATAGATTATATGATAGCTAAAGGAGATAGTCATTATCTGGAACGTCAACCTTCATGGTTACAAGAAATAGTTCCAAATACAACAGTTAGACGTGATTTTGGCATACATAGGAGTGCTGAAAAGATAAGAAACTTTTTACATACATGTTTAAAGAAGTATACAGAGGAAGTGGTGCATATTGAAAAAAATGAAGAAGGAGAAGAAATTTCAAGACAAGTGGGAATGGCAAAAATATTTGATCCTGTCCTATTGGAAGAAATTATACAATATAATGAAGATGGAAACTTTGATAGAATTATAGCAGCAGAATTAGCTATAGCATTAGCTATGAAAATGGACCCTATAATGGGAAAAATTGGAGGAGAAGAAGATGTTAGGGTTAAATCATTATATAATGGAAAAAAACAAAAAGGTAAGATGTTTACATCTTCAAATAAAATATTCAGTAATAGAAAAAATAAATTATTTAGATAATGGCTATAATTAGATATACAAAAGATGCTACAATTAAGTATGCATATTTAAATATTTTTCCTGATCAATTCAAGACAGAAAAACAAAAACAAAATGAGGGTTGGATAAAGAATACAATGGATTATTTTTCCAATAGGGCATATGCTGAATATATTAAAAATAAAAAAGGTTTTGTAAAAAACTATGATTATTTAAAAGGTATAATGACTCCAGAAGATTTCTATGAAGAGCCAGATGTAAAAAGTTTTATGGATATATTACAGGCAGATATGGATTTGCCAAAATATGTACAAATGTATTCTATTATGACTACACCTATAAATGAACTTGTAGGAGAGGTTACAAAAAGACCAGATACATATAAAGTGAAAGCATTTGATGATGATAGTAAGGCAGAAGAGCTTGAATTCAAAACAGAACTTTTACAACAATTCATTATACAACAAGCTAAAGAAAAAATATTACAAAAAGCTGCATTGGAAGGAGAAGATCTTTCTGATGATGATGTTGAAAAATTAACATTGGATAAAGTTAAAGATGAACTTGATTCATATACATCTGTAGCTGAAAAATGGGCAAATCATATTCTTACAGCATGTAAAGCTGATTTTAATATAAAAGAAAAAAGTGAAGATACATTTAGAGATTTAACAATTTCTAATAGAGAATTCTATCATATATATGAAGATAATTCAAAATTAGGATTTAATGTTGAGGTGGTTAATCCAAAAAATGAATGGCACCTCACCACTCCCGATAAGAAATATATTTCTGATCCAACAGGAAGAATGCAAGGAGCTTATGCTGCTGGTACAGTACAAGTTATGGAACTTTCTGAAATAATAGAAAACATTCCTGATTTAACAAAAGAAGAAATAGATCACTTAAGAACAGCATTAGAAGATTATGGACTTATTAATGTAAGAGAATCAAACCTTGGAAATGAAAGTGTATCTCCAGGAATAGATTCAATAACATATGATACATATGATCCATTAGTGCTACAGACACGAATGATGATTGAATCTGAAATGAAAGAAAACAATGATGGGTTAAAAGATTTCTTAGGACTTACATCAAATGTTTCTTCTTTTGGATATAAATATGTTGTTGTAAAAGCTTATTGGGTGAGCAAAAAGAAAATAGGACAATTAACATATATAGATGAATTAGGTAATGAACAAACAATATTAGTTGATGAAACATATAAATCTGGAACTATTCCTACACAAATATCATTAAAATGGGGATGGATAAATCAATTAATGCAAGGAACTAAAATTGGTCCAGATATATATCATGTCAAAAATTTTAATATGCTTCCATATATTCCAATTATAGGAACTATTCATGAGATTAAAAATACAGAACCTAAATCACTGGTTGATTTAATGAAACCATTCCAAGCTATTTATAATGTATGCATGAACCAATTATGGGAACTATTACAAAAAGAAATTGGTAATGTTGGTGTAATAAATATAAGAAGAGTTCCTGTTCCTAAAGATGGAGATGCTAAAGATGCATTGGAAATGTGGGAAGCTGAAGCCAGAGAGAAAGGTATTTTGTTTGATGATGATAGTCCAGAAAATACAAAAGCTCCAATGAGCAATACATCTGTAGCCAGAAATATAGATTTGACAAGAACAAATGAAATACAATCAAGATATAACTTAGCACAACAAATTAAACTTGAATGTTGGGAATTAATTGGAATGTCAAAACAACGTATGGCTAAAGTTGCTGCCAGTGAAACAGCTACAGGAACAAATACAGCTATGCAACAAAGTTATTCACAAACAGAACCATTATTTGTTGCACATGAGTATGTATTAGGACAATTATATCAAGCTATTGTAGATACAGCATTATACATAGAAAGTGCAAAACCAGAAAGTACACTATCATATATCACATCTGAAGGAGAAAGTGCATTTATAAAAGTTAATGGAGCAGATTTAAAATTACGTGATCTAAAAGTGTTCTTGACAAATAGACCAGAGGATCAACAAATGTTCAATGAACTTAGACAACTTTCTCAAGCTATCATTCAAAATGGTGGTACATTATATGATGTTGTAGAATTGTATTCAATGAAATCTCAAAGAGAAATGAAGAAAACCTTTAAAGAACTTAGAGATAGACAAATTGCAATACAACAACAAGATATGCAATTGAAACAACAACAATTGAAACAACAACAAGAAGTAGCACAAGCTCAATTGCAACAAGCTCAACAACAAAAACAAATGGAAATGGAGAATGATAATTATAACAAACAACTTGATAGAATAAACAAAAAAGAAGTTGCTGTAATACAAGCTCTAAGAAATAATGAGAATGCAACAGCAGATGTTGATAATAATGGTGTAGCTGATGCTCTTGAAATAACAAATATGTCATTAGAACAAGCAAAAGCGAATAGAGAACATCAATTGAAAGTTTCTGAAATAAATTCTAAAAATCAATTAGAAGCTAAAAAACTTGAAATTGAAAAAGAGAAAAATCAAATAGCTCGTGAAAATATGAAAAATGATTTACAAGTGGCTAAAGAAAATGCTAAAGGAAGAAATAAAAATAAGTAAAAAAGTTATTCAAATTTAAGTGAAAAAATAGTTAATGCTATATTATCAAAAAAAATGGAACTAAATAATAGATATTCCTTTGATATTATGAAGCTTTGATATACTTTTATACTAAAATAAACCAATATTTTATAAAAACTACATTATGGAATCAAATTTAGATAACCCATTGAATAATTTTAGTATTCAAGAAACAATGGATATGGGAGCAGGAGATTCTCAATTAATAAATGATTTAATGGCTCCAGAAACATCAACTTCTAATCCAGATGATATCGAGGAAATTGTAAAAACAGTTGACTCAGATGATGTTGAAGAAAAAGAAAAATCAATTAAAGTTAAGGAAATATCTCCAAAAATCAAATCTAAACCTCAAAAAACAGAAGAAGGAAATGAGGAAGATGAAGAAGAGGAGTCTTCAAATCCTTTAGAAGATTTTTTACTTGGAGGAGATGATGAAGAAGAGGAAGAGGAAGATGATAATAGTTCTATAGAAAAAGAACAGGAATCTGACGAAGATGATGATGATGATGATGATAAAGGAGATGATGAAAATCAATTTACAGCATTATCAAACGATTTATTCAAATTAGGGGTTTTTACAAAAGAAGAAGATGAAGATGAAGATGTTAAAATAACATCTGCTGAAGAATTCAGGGATAGATTTATTGCTGAAAAGAAAAAAGGAGCAATTGAAGTTGTAAATAATTTTATTGGTCAGTTCGGTGAAGATTATCAAAAAGCATTTGATGCCATATATGTAAAAGGTGTAAATCCAAAAGAATATTTTAACGCATTCAATAACATATCAAATTTCTCTGAATTAGATCTATCTGAGGAAAAAAATCAAGAATCTGTATTAAGACAAGCTTTATCAGACCAAGGTTTTGAAGATGAAGATGTTGAAACAGAAATTGAAAGATTAAAAAATTATGGTGATTTAGAAAGTGTAGCAAATAAACACCATAAAGTGCTAATTAAAAAAGAAGCAGCCAAATTACAACAAATGGAACTTCAAGCACAACAACAATTACAACAAAAAGCTGCATTTAAGAATCAATATATTGGTAATGTACAAAACATCATCCAAGATAAGCTAAAAACAAAAGAGTTTGATGGAATCCCTTTAAACCCTAAATTAGCAAACGAACTACAAGACTTTTTATTAGTGGATAAGTATAAAACTGTTTCAGGAGAAACTTTAACAGATTTTGATAAAACCATTTTAGATTTGAAAAAACCTGAAAATCATGAATTAAAAGTGAAATTTGGTTTATTGCTAAAAATATTGGAAAAGGATCCAACACTATCAACAATTCAAAAAAGCGGTGTTACAAAAGAATCTAAACAACTTTTTGGAAATCTTGCAAAACAAGTAACCACTGATAAAACGTTAAAAAAACAAAGACAACAAAAACAACAACCTAAATCGTGGTTTCAATAAAGTTTAACAATTAATAAAAATAACAAATGGCAACTCAAACAATTCCAGGATTAACTGGCTTTACCTATGCTCGTGTAGCCTCTATGGACAAACGAGCAGTAGGAAAACTTACTGATTCTAATCACTTAGAATCTTTTCATTCCACTGAGCCTGCTGACTATGATAAAAAAATCATAAGTTTGTACACGCAGAGCTCATTGTATAGTAATGATTTTCTAGACATGATTAACAAATCCACTCCCTATTATATAGATAATAATAGTGATGCTTGGAAATGGAAAATCTCAGTACCTTACAAATTTCCAAAAATCATCGATATACCAGATGCTACTACAGCATTAACAAAACCTGGTGTCGATGGTCAAGAATTCTCATTAGTATTAGATACAAATGAATTTTCTAAAAATGCTATCATATCAATCGGTTCTCGTCAATATGGTCCAAGAGCATATGTAGTGAAGGATCCAGTTCCTTATAGTACAGGATATTTATATTCATTTACATTAGTGAGTGATAATCCTACAGTTGATTTCTTGAGTTCAACCTTCTTACAAGTAGGTATTGAATTAGAATTAGTTGATGCTGCAATTGGAGAATTTGATCAAGATTTACTTGGATTGCCTAGATTAGGTGAAGAAATCACAATGTTTGAATCTCTTGGATCTGCATACGGTTTTGAACATGCAATCACTGCTTGGGCTGATGATAGAACTATGAGAGATGCTTCTGGCAAACCTCTTGATATTTTGGTATATGCTCCTCAACGTAGGAACCAATTACCTCTTACACGCAACGATGTTAAATGGGAGCCATTTGTAGAATATATGATGCGTAAAGCAATGTTAGAACTTAAGGTTAAACGAATGATTTGGGGTAAACCTGGAACAGTTAAAACTAATGGTTCTAAACAAGAAGTTAAACGTACTTCTGCTGGTGCATATCACAGAATGCGTAACAACGGTAACTTAGTACAATATAATAGAGGTGAATTCTCTGCAAACTTGATTCGTTCAGTATTTGGAGATTTATTCTATCGTAGAGTGGATGTTAAAGATAGACGAGTTAAAATGTATACAAATGAAGCTGGATTCGATGTATTCCAACAAGCTTTGAAAAATGATGCATTAAACTCTGGATTAACCTTCATGGCTGATTCTGGAAATAGATATCTACAAGGAGAAGGACAGAACATCACTTATAATTTTGCTTTTGATTCAATGGTAACAAGAGAAACTGGTAAAGTGGAACTTGTACATTTGAAAGAACTTGATTTACCACAATCTAATTTAGAATTTGGACAAAACAAAAAATCTACACCTGTATTTATGGTGTTTGATGTTTCTCCAATGTCTGATGGTTCAATGGTGAACAACATTCGTGAAGTGAGAATGAAAGGTGCTCCTTCTATGACTTGGGGATATATTGATGGACGTAGACATCACTTAGGATTTGCTAAATCTCAAGGAATGAGTTCTGCTAACAAATTCCCAGGATACCAAATTTGGATGGAAGATAGATGTGACATTTTTATTGAGGATTTATCTAGAACTGTGTTAATTGAAGAAATTCCACAATTCTAACAAATAAACAGTAGTTGCTACGCCAAGAAGAATAATAACTCAAATGCTAAGTAGTTGTAGGCGTACCAGAGCAACTGATATACCGAGAAGAATTTTCCCTCCTTTCCCTCCAAAGGAGGATTCTTCTCAAATAGAGTGTTGAGAAAGTCATATCCTTCGATGGAAACACTCTACAAAGTAAACCAATATTAAATTAACTACATTATGGGTAAGATAGGAAAGATCTCTACGATCAAAAGAGAATATTCAAGTTCTCAATTGCAAACTATGCAAAGTGAATTAGCTAAAAAAGGAATGACAAGAGTACCTGGTACAGGAGTGTTTAAATATCCTTATAAAGAGCTAGATGGAAAGTATAGAACAGGTTTGGATTCAGAAGCTTCATACATTAAGCGAATACAAGATCCAACAGAACAACAATTAGAAATTGAAAGAGTTACAAAACTAAGGAAAAAATTAGAAAATGCTCTTGGTGGTATAGATTTAGGACCTCGTTCAAAATTTTGGAATCATGGATTATCAACATCAACAGAAGATCAAGCACATGTACAACCTGTTAAATTAAGAGATGGAGATAATTATTTTGATTTTTCAATTCCTTTTCAAGAATTAGCATTTTCATGGTTAAGAGTACATCCTACAATTGCTTCTTCATATCAAGCATGGGAAAGAGGAGAATATCCTGCAGATACACAATTTTATGTTGTAGATGATGAAATTGAAAATGCAATAGTTTATCATAAAAAACAACTTATTAATAAGGCAGTTATTAAATTTGATAAAATGACTCCTGAGAAAAAGAGAAAAGTTGCAAGATTGTTAGGACTTCCTATAACTGATAATACAAAAGAAGAAGTTGTGTATAACTCTGTAGATACATTATTAAAACAATCTGAATTTAAATCAGGTTCTAATAAAGGACAAAACCCAATCACTGTATTTAATAAATTTGCAGATATGAAGGAAGATTTACTTCATATTAAAGATTTGATAAAACAAGCTATAGAACATTCAATATATAGAGTGAAACCAAGTGGTTCAATATATGAAGGAGAATATGAAATAGGAAAAAATGAAGATGAATTAGTTAAGTTCTTAATTGATGATGATCATCAAGATGAACTATTAACATTAGAAGGAAAATTAAAAACTAAAAAAATAGCTAGTACATGATACCTGTAGATAGTTTATTATATAAAATAGATCAAAAACTAAATAAACTATCAACAAATGTTCATCAACAAATTCAATTAGAAGATAAGATTTTAGCTTTAAATGAAGCTCAAATAAAGTTGATAAAACAAAAAGTTGATGGATTTAGTGCTCCTAATGGTATGGGAATGGATGCTTTTAAAAAGCGTTATGAAGATTTAGAAAATTTTGTAATACCATATAATAAAAAACCATTAACGTTATCAAAAAAAGATAATAATTTAAATGAATATGGTACAAAATTATCTCAATTAGATCCAGATTATATGTTCTATATAGATGCTTATATAAAAGCTGATAAAGGAAAATGTAAAGATAGAATTATATGGATAAATAGAGAACTTGCAAAACATGGAGATTTACAATTTATATTAAATAATAAACATTACACTCCAAGTTTTGAATATCAAGAAACATTTAACACTCTATCAGAAAATGAAATAAATATTTACACTGATGGAACTTTTACACCAACTAAAATATACATAAGCTATTTAAGATATCCAGCTTATATAAATAAAGAAGGATATACAGATTTTGATGGAAACGCATCTAAAAATCAAAATTGTGAACTTGCTTCATATCTGGAAGATGAATTACTTGATCTAACAGTTCAAAATTTAGCAATGTATATAGAAAATTCAAGTGCTGTGCAAAGTGCACAATTTAGAATACAAACAAATGAATAATAACTTAATAACAAAAAACAAATGGCTGATTTTTCATTAACGACATTATTTGTCGTGCCAGTAGGACAGACTACTCTTCCTAGCTCTGGTTCAACGCAGGATTTAACTGCAGGTCAAGTGGGTATTTTCAAAAATGATTATACTGTAGCAACAGCAGGTAATATTGCTGCTGCTCCTTATTTCTACATCGCTCAAGGTAGAGAAAACACTTATTTACAAGGAAGTAAACGATCTGATAAGATTAAAGCTTCTAATATTATCGAATGGTATAAAGTTGTTGGATGTCCAACTCCTATTAACCAAGTTACAGATGTAAGTGGATTTAGCATTCAATGTGGAGAAGTAGTAACCTTAACGCTTAGAGCTCATTCCAGTTATATTGATACATTATATTTTAATGGACTTACAAGAAGTGTAACTGTACAAGCTCCATGCTGTGACTGTGGTGCTGATCCATGTACAGATGTGGATGTTCCAACACTAATAGATGATTTAATTGCTAAATTGGAACAAGTTGCCCCAGGTAATAATCCAGATAATGTAATTTTAACTGATTTCTTCCAATTCCAAAGAATAGGAAATGATGCAAATGCTATTTTACGTATCTCTGGAAAACCTCTAACTGCATATGGAGTACCATGTGATGTTGCTGCTTTCCCTCATGAATATGATAGAATGTGGTTCCGTACATTTGTATATGAAGGACCTGCTACCACTGCTGATTTTATTGTTTCTGATTCTTGTAATATTGTTGCAAATAGTGTAATCACACAACGTTCTTCTTATCCAATGGGAACTGCTGCTGAAATTTCTCAATTAGAGAAAAATTTCTATAGCTATCAAGCTGGATATTTGAAACATTTATATAGAATGAATGGATTCAATCAAAACTTCGAGTCTCAAGTTGATTCTTCTAGTACATATGATACATTCTATATTAAATTTAATGATTACGATAAAAGTTCACAAAACTGGAGCGATTATGTATCAGGTGATAATACAGCGATTATAGCTGCTGTTGCAGGTGGTGCTGCTTCCACTGCAATTCAAACGGTGTTAGAAGCTGCTCTTGGATCTGTTACAGATACAAATAGTTGTATCACTACAACTTCCACAACCACAACAGTTTGGTCTACAACCACAACTAGCTCTACATTAATACCTTAATAAGTAGAATAGAATTTTAATATAAAACCTATGCCAGAGGGTGAGAGGATTCTCATAATCCTCTGGCATTTTTATTATAAAGATATGGCAGATTTAAGTTTAGATATATTAGTAGTTCCTACATATTCATCATTAACTTTAGGAATATTGGATAATTCTGTTTATGTAACAGATCCTCCAACAGTAACCACTCCAACTATCAATATAACACCTCCAGGTTTTGATGATGTAAATTTAACATTTACATTTAATGAAACTAATATATTTGATTCTGCTGATTTAGGAATAACAGAAGCAGGAGTTAGTCAACCTTTACCAGATGGTATATATTATTTAAGTTATTCTGTATATGATTCTGGAACAACCGTTACAGTGAAAAAATCAATAATGCGTACAGAAAATATACAAGAAAAGTTTGATGAAGCATTTATGACATTAGATATGATGGAATGTGATGGAAAAATAAAAAAACAATCAAAGGTTGATTTAATGAGTATTTATTTTTTCATACAAGGAGCTATTTCAGCAGCAAACAATTGTGCAACAGACCAAGCAGCTAAATTATATAATAAAGCTGATTCTATGTTGAATAATTTTATAAATAATGATTGTGGTTGTTCAGGAAGTAATTATATTTATAATGGATAATAATGAAAGCAACGTGTAAAACTTGTGGAGCAAAGGTGGGATGTGGATGTCAATTAGTAAATGGACAATGTTCTTCTTGTGCTTCTAAAACATAAATAAGATGATGTTAACCCAACGATTGAATGATTGTATAAGTTGTACTGAAATACAATCATTGTTAAATGACATAGACAGAAAGATATTTAAACTTTCTAAAGATATGTATAATAATCTTGTATTTATGTTAAATAAAAATATATCAGGAGAGGTGATGTCTGATTTATTGAATTATAAAAGAATATTAATATACAGATATCATAATTCAGATTATGCAAGTGATTATTTAATAGAATTAATTGCTACAAAAGTAAAAAAATTAATAATTGGTGGAATTGAAGATTGTTATTGTGAGGATAATATAACATATGAAACAACAACAACTACCACCACAGTTTTAACCACCACCACAACAACAACTATTTAATAATAAAAAGATATGTCTTGTTCAAATTGTTTTAATGGATGTTCAGATATAACATCAGATAAATGCGTTAAATACACAGGAGTAGATGTACCATCCTTAGGAATATCAAAAGGAGATACATTAGCATCAGTAGAAAATGCAATAACAACTTATTTAATAACAGCATTAGATGGAACAGGAATAGTTCCATATATAGATCCTGGATCTCTATGCTCACTCATATCAGGATATCTCCCTGGAAGTGGTACAATTACATTAATAGATGTTATTGATGCTTTAATTAAGAGTTTATGTGATTTACAAACTCAAATAACTTCAATTTCAGACAATATTACGACATTAAACGCAGATTATAGTATTAGTTGTCTATCTGGAGTTACAAATAGTTCTGATACACACGAGGTATTACAAGCAGTAATTGATAAAATATGTACATTAGAAACAGGACTTGCAGATGTTGTGTTAGATGTAGATACAAATTATGTTAAAGTTTCTGAGGTTGATACATATATTTCAAATTATATTACAACATCTGGAGCAAGCACATTAATAAGTTCTAAAATGATACCTTATGTAGCTGTTGAATATTATGGACCTTTAACAAATTTTGATGTTACAGGAGCTGGTACAGGAGATTGGGATAAAATATATTTATGTAATGGTAATAATGGAACTCCTGACAAAAGAGGACGTACAACAGTTGGTGCTATAACAGGAATGGGTGGTGGAACATTAGATACAGCAGTTGATTCTGCTTATTCTGGAAATCCATTATATGCATTAGGTACAAAAGCTGGAGCAAATACAATTACATTAACAGAACAACAAATTCCTAATCATACACATACAGCAAGTACAAATACAACTGGGGCACATACACATACAATAACAGGATATATACAGTCTGGAAGTAATGATGGTTCTAGAGGAGAAGTTGCTGGTTATTTTGATACGAAAACAACATCTTCTGCAGGAGACCATTCACATACAGTTACAGTTGATTCAACTGGAGGAGGACAATCACATAGTAATATACAACCAAGTATAGCTGCATATTATATAATTTATATTCCTTAATATAAACCAAATGACTGTTTTAATAACATTAACTATTGCTGGTGCTGATACAGGACCTTTCGATCTATATTCTGATGTAGATGGATTTACAACACCTTTTGAAACAGATGTTGATAAAACTTCTCTAACATCTGGATATTCATCTGTATTAGTTCCTGATTATACAACTGTGATAAAAGTACAATCTAAAGGAAATTGTATAGATTATTTAAATATAAATGTACAAGAAAGTACAACAACAACTACTTCCACTTCTTCAACAACAACCACTAGCACATCTTTAACAACAACTACTACTACGACATTAGCTTATACAACATATTGTTATACAGGAGTATACACTGAACCAGATCCAGTTCATCCAAATGGAGGATCGGTCAATTATATTGATAATTTTGGAAATGAGTATACAATTCAATATATTTGGACTGACGATTATGTTCAAATACAGGCAAGTAGTATAATTAAAGTAACTGGAGCTGGAGTTATACCTTGTACCACAACAACAACAACTACAGTATAATATGACAGGAGTTATAACAATATCAACAATAGGAACAGATTCTGGACCATTTAATATATATTCAGATGTAGATGGATATGTTTCTCCTTTTGCATTAAATATAAGTAGAGCAGAATTATTAACTGGATATATAACAAATTCAATTCCTGATGGTACACAACAAGTTAGAGTTGTTTCAACAGGAACATGTTTAAATTCATTAAATATAATAGGAAATTTAATATTATGTTATAAAATACTTCCAGAGTTAACATATTATTATACAGATCTTATTTTTAAAGAAAATAAAACTTATCTATATGGAAATATAACAAGTTATGAAAATGGTATAGATACAGTTTCTTCTAATGGTATATTGGTGTTAAATGAAGATTTAACAAAAAATGATATACTTGCTACAGGAACAGGATTTAATTCTACACTATATGTAGGAACTTCATTAATTGAACAATCAGATGGTAAATTAATTGCTACGGGAGTGTTCACATCATATAATGGAACTTCTGCTAATAGAATAATTAGATTAAATCCAAATGGAGAGGTAGACACAACATTTGTATATGGGACAGGATTTAATAATTTTACACAGCATCCAGCAATAGATTCATTGGGAAGAATAATTGTCCCAGGATTGTTCACATCATATAATGGATCAAGTAGTAATAGAATAGTAAGACTATTGACAGATGGAACTAAAGATACAACTTTTTCAATAGGTAGTGGATTTAATAACACTGTTTTGGATATATTAATAAATCCTGACGATTCTATGATTATAGTAGGATATTTTAATACATATAATGGAATAGGAGGATTAGGAGGAATTATAAAATTAGATTCGACTGGAGCTAGAGATTTAAGTTTTGTTTCTGGTACAGGATTTAATCCTTATTTACAAAATAATTATCGTTGTATTGCAAGAATTCCAGGAGAAACCTCATTTTATGTAGGAGGATATTTTACTTCTTATAATGGAACAAGTGCTAATTATATTATAAAATTAAATGAAGATGGTACAGTTGATGGAAGTTTTACATATGGTACAGGATTTAATGGAAATCTATTTATGATAAAAGTTATATGGGAAAATAAATTATTAATATATGGAAATAATTTTACAGACTATAATGGAACAACGAGTTATAATAGTATTATATTAAATGCTGATGGTAGTGTATTTCTTAATTTTTTAACAAATGCCTACAATCAACCTTTTCCAATAGGAAATAAATTATATGGAGCTGTATATGGAGATTGTTTAGAATTAATTTATGAATACACAACAACAACAACTACTACTACATCTCCATAATATAAAAATATAAAAATCTTGTTTTGTTGGTTTTACAAGATTTTGCTCCCAGAGATAAATCATCTCTGGGAGTTTTTATTTTATAATCAAAATAGTTATACTAAATAACAATTTTAATTAAATAAATTTGTTATTTTTAAAATTAATTACCTATCTTTACAATAATTTTAATAAATTTAAGCGTATGTCTGATAATGAATTATTATTACAGAAGCTAGAAAAGTTACTTAAATGGAAAAAAAGTAAAAAATTCTATGCTGAAAAATTAGAAATTAGTGAATCTGAAGTTGATGATTTACTAACAGAACTTAGAAACAAAGTGGGGGAAGATGATGAATATGATGTTTCAAAATATATTGAAAAAGTAAATATCGAAAAAGGAACAAGAGAATCAACTATAGTTACAGACTTTGAACCAAAAAACGATAAAAAATTAGCTAAATTACATAAAATCAATCTTGATAAATATGTAATTACAAACTATTGGTCAAAACAACTTCCTAGTGGAAAATTTACATCTTCTGTATTTTCTAAATTAAAAAAACCAGAAGATTATTCAGCAGAAGATTTTTCTAAGTTTTTGGAAAAATTTAAACCAAAAAATCTAGAAATACATAAATGTGTATGTAATAATTCAAAAGAACATATTGATGTTGAATTATCCATTTCTGATTATCATTTAGCAAAAAGATATATAAATGATGGAAATAATAATATTAAAGATAGAGCTTTAGCATTTTTTGATATTGCAAAAGATTTAATAAGTAAAGTAAAATCTGCATACAATTTAAATACAGTTATATTTCCAATTTCAAATGATTTCTTTCACACCGACAATTATCAAAATAGTACAACAAATGGTACACCACAAGATATAATTGCTGAATATGATAATGAATATGAAGTAGGATTTGAACTATTGGTTAATACTATTAATATGCTTAGGCAAAATGCAAATGATGTTAAAGTAGTGTTAGTTCAAGGAAATCACGATAGAACAAAATCATTTTATTTAGCACATGGATTGGATGTATTCTTTAAAAATGATTTAGATGTTGAATTTATAAGACATCACAGTACAACTAAAGGTATAGTTACAGGAAATACCTTTATAGGGTATCATCATGGAAATTGTAAAATAGATGAACTTCCTTTAATATTTGCAACAGATCCTGATTATAGTGAAGCTTTTGGAAAATGTAAATATAGAGAAGTCCATACAGGAGATAAACACCATTATATGGCTAAAGAAATAAAAGGTGTTAGAATACAACAAATGCCTAGTTTATCTGGAACAGATAGGTGGCATAAGGATAATAATTATGTAAACAATGTACGAGCAGCATTATTACTTGGATATAATTCCACAGAAGGAAAATGTTGTGAGTTTGAGAAAAGAATTTAAAAATGAGCACAGGAAGGAAATTGGTCAGTGATGTTCGTAGTACACATAAGTTATTGGGAACTGATTCTCTTATCACAGATAGAGTGATTTTATCTGAAATAAGAAATAATGCATTATTATTAATAAAAAGAGAAACCAATTTAAGAAAACTCTGGGCAACAGATACTATATTTACTACAATTCCATGTTTAGAAATGTGTGAAGTGAGTATATCTGAATGTTGTGATTATGTAGATGAATGTACAATATCAAGAAGTGTTAATAAACTCCCAAGTATAGCAGAAGGTAATTATCAATATGTTATACAAGGAGTTTATTCTATTAATGCTCTCAGTGGAAAAGGTAAAAAATTAAAGGAAATTACAATTAATAGATATTTAAATCTTTTAAGTCTTCCAATTATAAAGAATGAGCATTATTATTGGATTGCCAATGATTATTTATATGTAACAAATCCAAATTTAAAAGGAATTAGAATTGTAGCATTATTTGAAGAAGATGTTCCAAATGAAGTGATGTATTCTGATTGTGGATGTGGAAATTCATATGAGTTAGAAGAATTATGTAAAAATCCTTTAGATAAAGAATTTCCTCTTCCTGGATATCTAGAAAAACAAGTGCTTGAATTAACCTCTCAAAAATTATTACAAACATACTTCAGTCTTAAAACAGATATTTCTTCTGAAGGAATAGATGAACAAGCTCCAAATTCAAATAGGAAAAAATAAATATGAGTAGAGTAAAAGTTGATTGGAGATCAAATAGCAAAGAAACATATAACGACTTCTGTAAAAAATATCCTTCTATGGATATATCATTTGAAAAATGGAAGAAAATACTATATGAGTTCAATAATTTATTCAGAGAACATATATTAGAAACAGGTGAGAAAGCAAAACTTCCATATGGATTTGGAGAATTTTCAATAAATAAAAAGAAAAGAAGAAAAAAGAAATTAAATCCTGATGGTACAGAATTTATAAATCTTCCTATTGATTGGAAAAAAACAAGAGAAAAAGGAAAATATATATATAATTTCAATTATCATACAGAAGGATATTTTTTTGGATGGTTATGGTTTAAAGAAACAGCAAGGTTTAAACATGCAAATCTTTGGTATTTTAAACCCTCAAGAAATACATCAAGAATGATAACACATTATTTAAATGCAGATAATAAATATCAACACATTTATCACGAATGGAAAAAATAAAATATTATGTCATATTATTATAAATATAATTTTATTAGCCCAGAACCAATATATGCTATTATAAAGGAAGAATTAAAATCTTATTTTGATACAGGAGCAATTGATGATTTAATGTTCCCTACATATTTAAATAAATGTTTAAATAAACTAGGAAGAACAACTTATTCAGTAATTTCAAAACCTTTATATGTAGAAGATTTTGAAGCTAGACTTCCTGATAATTTTTATGCTGTAAAAGAAGCATGGATGTGTTCAGAAATTCCCATTAGTTCATATAAAGTGGATAGTTCATTTTATAGTCAAAGTGAATCTTGTGCTACAGTACAAATAAGTCCTGTTACGGTAGATGGAGAATGTTATAATCCAATATGTGAAGATGTAACCTGTGGAGGATGTGCACCAGAAATAGTTAAAGCTGTGTATAAAACTACAGGACAAATAGATAGACTTTATGTAAAAAAATATTTATTAAAACCTGGAAATATTTCAGCAAAAGAAAGATGTGATGTATCATATACAGATCAATGGAGAGATCCAGAAAGTACATTTTCTTCTTCTTATGATAGTTTTGATATTAGAGATAACAAATTTGTAACATCTTTTAGAACTGGAATAGTACATTTAAATTTCTATGCAGAAGATTATGATGAGTTAGGAAACCAAATGATTCCAGACGATTATAGAATAAAAGAATATGTAGAGGCTTTTATTAAATATAAAATGTTTGAAACATTATTTAATCAAACTAACGATGAAACCTTTAATCAAATTGAAAAAAAATACATGATGTATAAACAAATGTCTGATGAAGCATTTATTTTAGCAAGTAATGAAACAAAAAAACAAACAGTTTGGGAAAAACAAAGAGGAATCATCAAAAGTAAAAATAGATTAAATATGTACAAATTTCCAAATCAAAGATATGGAAGAAGACGTAATAGTTAATTGAGATGGCTGATAACAAAGAGCAAGGTAATATAAAGCAAGAGTATAATAATGCAACAATAGGATTAAACCTAGATCAATCCCTAACACAATTAAAAAAGGGAACTTTAACTTACGCATTAAATGCGACAGTTGATGATTTTAGTTCTAATTCTGTAAATTATCAAAATGAACCAGGGAATGAATTATGTATTCAATTTCCAGATAATTTTGTATTAATAGGAAAGCATTTTATTCCAGAACAAACAAAGCATATATTTCTTATTACAAATCCTATAACAGGAGATTGTCAAATAGGATATATGATAAACAATGATTGTCAATATCAAAAATTAGTCGATGATGTATGTTTAGGATGGGATCTAAATTATCCAATACATAAAATTGTTCATAAAATAACAAATTGCTCTACAGAAATTTATTGGGCTGATAATATTGCAAGAAGACATCTTGATTTAGATAATATTCCATATAAATTAAAATCAGGAACAAAATTATGTGATCCTATATATTCAGATGAAATTGATTGTAATCAATTAAAAATACAACCAAATTTCAATATTCCAAATATAGATGTAGTGGATATTAAAACTGGAGGAGACTTAATTTCTGGAACATATCAATTTACAGCACAATATTCTGATTCTCAAGGAAATGGATATACATCTTATTATTCTATTACAAATCCAACACCCATTGCTGATTTACAAATAACTTCTCCTAATTTTAATTATCCTGTAGGTAAATCAATTGTTGTAGAGGTTAGTAATTTAGATATTACAGGACAGTTTCAGTATTTTAATCTTTCTGTAATAAAAACAATAAATAATATTTCTTCTGTAGAATTGGTTGGAACATATTTTATTGATAATGATAATAAACAAATTACATATACAGGACAATCTAATACAGATATTAGACTTTCTATAAATGATATTTTTGAAAAGTTCCCATATTATGAACTTGCAGATGATATTACAGCAGTGCAAGACATATTAGTTTGGAAAGGACTCACATCCGTTGATAGAGTAAACTATCAAAAAATTGCAAACCAAATAAGTTTACAATGGCAATCTTATAGAATTCCTGCAGATGAAGATTATTCA